TACGAGTTAGATACTAAAAAACAAGATACACTAAAAGAATATTTTAGAAAAGGATATAGCACACGCGACATACCATACAATGAGTTATGTGAATACTTATCTTCTGACTTACACGCCACACAGCAGCTATCTGACAAACTAATGCGACAGCTAATGACAGATAGTTCTAGCCTAATGGACACAGTAACGCTGACCAATCAAGTGTGTGTTACACTGGCACGTATTTATCAACGTGGGTTTAAGGTTGACATGGACGTGCTTGAGAATGTGCGTCAAGAGTTTGAAGATGAGAAGCGTCAACTTATTGACAGCCTACAAGTTCATGTTAGTAAGGTAATGGGTGATACACCTATTAATCTTAATAGCCCAGAGCAATTGTCTTGGGTTATCTATGGTCGTAAGGTTATTGACAAGAACGATTGGATATCACTCATTGATCCATACATGCCTAATGATGAGTTCAGGCAGATGGTTGCTACACGCACCCAGCGTTTATATCGCACTAAGGCTGTACAGTGTAGCCACTGTAATGGCACAGGATATGTACGTAAGATAAAAAAGAATGGACAGCCATTTGCCAAACAAAGCAAGTGTCCAGAATGCCACACAGCAGGTTACTTGTTTGTACCCACAGATACTATGGCTGGTTTTAAGTTTAAGCCACCTTCACCTAAGTGGGCTAGTGCCAATGGATTCTCAACAAGCAAGAGCAACTTGCAATTACTTGAGGCAGGTGCTAAGTCTAAAGGTATGGATGATGCAGCAGACTTTTTATCTAAGGTAAAGAGACTAAGTGCTGTTGATACCTACCTGTCATCTTTTGTTGATGGCATTAAGAACTACACCAAGCAAGATGGTATGCTGCATGTCAGCCTACTACAACATCGCACTGCGACAGGCAGACTGTCAGGTGCTAATCCAAACATGCAGAACATGCCACGTGGCGGCACGTTTCCTGTAAAGAAAGTATTTGTGTCACGATGGGATGGTGGTAAGATACTTGAGGCTGACTTTGCACAGCTAGAGTTTCGTGCTGCCGCATTTTTATCACAGGATGGAGTTGCAATTGAAGAAGTTTCTACTGGATTTGATGTACACGCATACACCGCTGAAGTTATTAGTAAAGCTGGTCAGCCTACGAGTAGACAGGATGCAAAAGCGCACACCTTTGCTCCCCTTTACGGGGCAACGGGGTTCGGACGCACACAAGCCGAAGCCGCCTACTACGAACACTTCACAGACAAATACACGGGAGTTGCCTCTTG